TTCTTGCTAGGTGCTTTAAGGTCAGATCCAGGATTTTGGCGTTCGTAACTTTTTCTGCCTTTTTCATTAAGTCCTCCTGCCTTATTTTTTCCCTCTTTTCGTTGCCATGCTGCTGATGCTTCTGTGACATTTAATTCTTGCCTCCAATTGGAGTAATCTTCTTTTTTAACACAATTATTATATCTCTTTCCGAACATCATCTTTGTGCCCTTTTTTTCGTAACCAGGCCAGCACTTCTTTGCCTCGGTGATCTGTTTTGTCCCTGCCCACTGACCATTTTCGTTGGTAACTGGTTTGAGATCATTAGGTCCTATGATGTCTGTAACATCTGCTATCAATTGACCGTCAGAGTTATTTATGTCAACACTCTCTTTACGACTATTTCCCCAGTTTGCAGCACCGACTTTACGACACTTTACTAATGCACCTGACGCATATGCTGATGGCCATACGGAATACCTTGACTTGACCTTATGGTAACAAGCATCTTTTGATCCACTACCCTTTCCTTTTTTGTCTTTAACTTCACTAATAACTAATTCATCTCCAACCTCTACATTATTATCAGAGAACCAACCACGATTTACCTCAATAGCATAAATGATTTGTCCATCAGAGGTGACAGGTGTTTCACTATTAGGTTCTAATTCTTTGATACTATCAATAATTCCATCCTCTGTGACAAATGCAACATCAAGAGGTATTGATGTATTTCTCATAAAGAATGAATGTTGACCAACACTATCAAAAATAAAGAGCATACCTCTATCATTCTCAAGACTTTCACGGAACATTAATCCTCTATTAAAATCTCTCATATTATTTGGTATTTCAACCTGAAGAGGTAAATCAATATATTCTGCCTCTTCATATTTGTTTCTACCTGATGGTGATGGTTGTGTACTATCAAAATGAGGATTATTTTTAGCAGCTTGAGATTGTGATGCCTTTTGCTTTTCTAATTTTTTTGCTTTCTTGTCAAGAAAATCTTTCATAACACCAGATGGTTTGCCAGATCCTTTTGCCATACCTGTTGTAGAAAATCCCTCACCAATACCTGCCTTTCTTAATCTTTTTGCCTGACTTGTATGCATTTTAACAGCAGCGTCTAATTCTTTAGCGATTTTTTTCACATTTTTTGGAACATGTTTTTCTTCATTAAATTCAAAATTATCTTTCCAATTTGAATATTCTTCTCTGTTAACAACTAACGCTTTATAGGTTGGACTTTTCTTCTCTACTGGCATACCTGCTCTCCTTTTAGATTTGTTTCCTGCACCTCTGTCTGTTTCTGTAGGAATATTTTTAATTGCTGATTGTGCTGTGGGTGGGTGTACAGACATTAATTTTGCCTTTCTTGAAACTCCTTTTCCACCATAAGATTCTTTCATTTTTTTCTTCCTTGGACTGTCAGTTGATACGTATGTTGGTTTTGCAGCACCAGATTTTGCTTGTTGACCAGGATCTGCTTTCTTTTTACGACGAGCAGCGGATAATCTTTCTGCTTTTGACATGCTGGCACGTTTAGCAGATGAAACACATTTAGGTGTGCCTTCACCAGGTTCATCACTTGCACAAGTTCCACCTGTGACAACATTTACCCAACCACCTTTTCCGTCTTTGGATTTAGAACCTTTGAACCATTTGTGTAAGGAACCTTCATTCATGTTTTTTGGTTTTTTACCCTTCTTCTTCATATTTATAGCGATGGCAGCTTGCTGTGCAGGGTTTGCTGCTTCATTCATCTTTTTAGTTTTCTTTTTCATCGAGTTGATATACTTTCGATAGACAGCTGCTTCAGAAGTTTTTCCCATCTCCCTTGCTCTTTGTTCCATAGCAACAGCTGCTTGAATTTTATGAGCATGCGATCTTGAAGAATTACGTATTTTTGTGACAGATGCCTTTGCAGAAGCCACATCCTTAAAACCAAGTCCGTGAATAGTGCCTTTAGGATTTTCATCAGTATATAAATCAGAATGTTTTTTAGAATTTGCAGGTTGTCCTTTCTTACGAGGAATGCGAGGATTAGATTCCTCCTTTACCTCTTTACTATCAAGATAATCAGCAGCGGTATCCAAATAATCAGATGCCTTTGTAATTTTTGATTGTACCCATGCTTTAAAATTATCTTTTTTGTGAGTGTGTTTTTTTATTGTTTTTGATGCTCTCTTCGCTGTTTTTAATTGGTTGCGAATCATTTCTGGTTCATGATCATCTTTATCTTCCTTCATACTTTTTTTACCATAAGTTTTACAAGGTGTTTGACCACAACCACAATTTTCATTAGAACTCATTTTATCAAGATAATCTGCCTGTGCTTTATGCATCTTGGTAGATTTACGAAGTTGTTTTACAATTTTTTTAATTCTCTTACCATCAAATCCTTCACTCATTCCTCCTCCATTTCCACCACCATTGCCACCACCATTGCTACCGTTACCACCGTTAGAATTGCTGTGACCATTTCCATTTCCTTTTCCGTTTGAATGTCCATTTCCATTTCCATTCTTTTTATCATCTTCAGTTTCTTTACGAAGATAACCACCTAATCCCCTACGATATCCGACAGGAATCTTCTTACACTTTTTATCAGTGTAGCAATAGTAGTAACCAATTTTACATTTCTTCACAATTATTAAGTAGCGTCAGAATTGTCCTTATTATTTAGAAAACCTTGTTTTATCAATTTTGATAACTCTGATGTAGATCCTACAAATAGAGCATTATTTGTGACATTCTTATTACTTTTATTATCATCTTCATTTACTTCTTTAACTTTTTTTTGTAAGTCTAATAATTTATCAGTTGTATCTGCTACACTCTTAATCAACTGACCAGCAACTTCATATGCTCTGGGACTAGCAGTTTCACCTGCAACTTCCATAATACCATTAATTGCCTCTTGTCCTTTTTCAATTAGAGAATATAAATTTCCTCTCGTATAATCATAATCTTTATCTACGTCTTCTCCATTTACACTCTTCAACTCGTTCTTTTCACCTTTTGGTGTTGGAACGATTTCAGACTCTATATTTAAAGCCTCATCAATAGAATCAAAACTAGACATCATTTCTCTGGGTTGGACTATAAACTCTACCATCAGTATAGAAAGCAGTTGTTTCATTGAATCCAAAATTATCATCAATATCAACTAATGAATCATCAGCAGCACTCAATACATTAATAAAGATATTTTCAATATGAGTTGCTTTTGATGTTCCATCAACACCACGATCAACAACTAATGTTAAAGCATCAGGTATTTCAGTAATTTTCATAATTTCATTATCTATAATAATTCGATTACCTACTGCAAAATTACTAGAGTCATTAACAGCAAATCTTGTTTTTGATTTTGTTAATGCTTCACGAAGAGTTGCGGTATTATCGGAATTATAATCTTGTAACGCTTTTGGTGTAGCAGAATATCTAACTTCACGTTTTGCTGTTTGTTGATTTGTATCTGCATAGTAATCAACCTGAACTTTCTTAATTAAACCATCTGTAGTATCGGCAACAGGTCCAAATAGATATGTTTTTGCAGTAAATGTTAATGTGTATATTAATGCTCTTCGAGTTAAGAAATCACCTTCATAATCATCTTGAAATGAAATATTATCTAACACAACAGGTATATCTCTTTTCTCTCCAATTGAATCTACTAAATCAATGGTTAAATTAAAAGATGGTTGAAAAAATGGTAATATCTGTTCGACAATTTGTAGAGCATCATCATTTAATTTTACAAGAATATTAAGTTCAAATCCAATATTATATGGAACAGGCATGAATACTTTTCTTAAATTAGTTCCATCGGATGCCTTAAATGTTTGTGTAATTCCAGATTTTCTTGTTGGATCATATGAGATATTTGTCATCTCAAATGACATTCTAGGTAAAGTAATTTGAACAGCTCTGTTTAATTCTGGTTGTTGTTCTAATCTTGCCAAAAACTTTTGCATTGGACCATATGCCAATGGCACTCTTAACTCACCACCAGGTTGACTTGTCGAACTTTTATGTCGAATACGAATATCATTAAAAATCGTACCAAACGCTACAACAGTCTTTCTTAATATTTGATGATAAAAATAAGTGCCTAACATTAGTATTGTCCAAATGGGTTAGTTTCAGTAAAATCAATCATGGAATCTGCCTCTGATTCTAATTCGTCATTAGAATCATACTCATCATATATATCTCGATTATCATATGATCCTAATGTGTAAGATGCAAATTCTCCAGATATTGTCGATCCAGTTCCAATAATTGTTTCACCAGGTATGAATCCAGATATAGTTGAACCAATACCAACATTTGCAACTTTCAGTATCTTTGTATCTACATCCCAAGACCTTACTCTTGCCTCTGTAAGCGATGTTTCACCTCTTATAATCTCATTATAGTAGAAAGTACCTAATCCAACTGCTGCAGGTGCAGAGAAGGATACTGCTGGAACTTGAGTATATCCGATACCAGGATTTGTGACGCGAATTGAAGTAACCTGCTTATCTGCATTGATGACTGCTTCTGCAATTGATGTGGTACCTGAACCAGTCGGACCAGCAACTGTGATTGTAGGAACAGCAGAATATCCACCACCTTGATTAGTAACTGTGTAACTGATGACACCCTTCTGTGTGGTTTCAATAGAGCATGTTGCGATTGCACCTGTTCCATTTCCACCAATAATTGTTATTGTAGGTGGTGATGTATAACCAGAACCAGCATTTGTTAGTACAATTCTATCAATAGATTGAACCCCTGCCCTTGTTGTCGTGATTGCTACCGCTGTGGCATTTACACCAGTAACACCAGGTGCTGTAGATATTGCGACTGTTGGAGTTGTTGTATATCCACTACCATCATTTGTTAAGAACAATTCTCTTACGTATCCAGTAGGTTGTGAGAGAACTGCAGTGGCTGTAGCAGTTGTTCCAGCACTCACTAAATTTAATGTAGTAATAAATCCTTCATCTTCAACTTGAGTGTCAATGTCATCAATGGAAGTATCGATAACTTCACCTTCATATTCAAATAATTCACACTTCAATTGATAAACATAATTTTTGCCTAATTGATAAAAAGGTTCTTCATGTTCTACAAATTTTATTTCAAATAATCTCTGTCCTAATGGAAAATATACAAGATCTCCTTCTCTTGGTCTTGTATCTACAATAATTTCATCATCAGGTAGTGCAGTTAAAAATGCTCCGATGAAATCTTCAAATCTTTCTCTTGATATAGTAAGAGTTAATTCATCTCTCAAACTCATACCAAATTTGGTCATAATATCTCCTTGACCACCATATCCCTCATATGTGTTTACATAAGCTTCAATACTAAAGTTATCATCAAACTTTGCTTGCTGTACTTCTTCAATTATTGTCTGTCTATTTACAAATTTTCTTGGAATATAGGTAACTTCGACACCATAAATTCCTAACTGTTCATTAATTAAATCTTGAACGAGTCTTTGCTCACTTGGAGATCCTTGTAGAAAGAAGGGATTTAAAGCCATGTCTCATTATCCTATGAAATCAAGAGGTGGTAATTCATACTCAAGCATCATCTTATCTTTCAATGCAACGATGTCTCTTTCTGCATCTTCATATATCTCCCTACCATTTAATTCAATTCCACCAGGCAACTTAACTCCCTTGAATTTAATTAAATTTTGCCCCCACTGTCTTTTAATTAAAAGTGTAAGATACAATTTAAGGAATGGATCATTGTAGACTTTTGTAAAATCATCTGGATCTAATGCTCTGAAGCAATCAATTACAAGAAAATTATCAACTGTTTGTGATCCATAATCTAAATCTAAATATAATCTATTTTGTCTTTTGTTGAATCTTATTTGTTTATCAGGTGTTAGTAAAAAATCTATATCTTCCAAATATCTTTTTGTCATGGAGTATTGTAGCAACTCCACTGAATTGAAATAGTATAGATCGTTTAGAAACAATTGATATTTAATACTGAACATTCCAGCAGAAATTGAACTGGAATCAAACTTAAATATTTTTTCAATTCCGATAACAGAATCTGGAACTTGTATAAAATTAGAGTTTTCTACAAAACTTGCAGTGGTTGTTCCATAACCACTTATTGCAGTTGATGTTCCTGTAGTGGTTACAATACCAGCAGTATTATTACTATCACTGTCACTTCTTGCAGATCCTCTATCAATATCGTCTTGAGTAAATTGATATTTAAGATACATTCTTTCGACACCATCAAAGTGTCTTTCATTAAAGAGTTGTATTGCATCATCTACTAGATCATCAATTTGATCATCATCAACATTAATCTCAAGGACTGGTGCACCAAGTTTCCTTAAACAATAATCGATTAATTGTGTCCTACTTGCTGGTTTCGCCATCTTCCTCTTCTAGATCTGCTAATAATTCGTCATGTTTATCTTGTGTTTCTTTTAGTTGCTTTAATAATTCAGTCTTTTCTTCTAAAAAATCTTGAGTTAAAGTTTGAATTTTTGCTTCTAAAAGAACATTTTGATTTGAAATTGCTGACAATTTTTGATTATAAATTTGAATCAATACGTTAATGTCAACATCATTATTTTGTGTCATTTGTTAATACGTTCAAAAAGTGCCCCCATCTAGGGTGTCTGTCCAAGTTGGAGTACCAGCAGCAGTTGTCGTTAAGACAGCGTTAGATGTACTGATACCTGCAGCAGGAGATCCAGTTGAGTTCTGAAGTCCTGTTGAATCAAAGAATACAACACCATTAGTTGAAAAATCACCTGCTTGGTAAAATATTCCTTTAATATCTAGGAAACCTTTTGTACCAGAAACCACACCATTTGTGATGGTGGCATCTGGAACATAAGTCCATCTAGAGTTTGTGTCATCATAACCAAAGAATCCCTCTTTAGTATTCGCAGTTCCAACACCTACATTATATTGGAATGAAATACCACGATCATCGTTGGTATCAAATGCATGAGTAACAACAATTTGAGTTGCAGTTGCAATACCAGCGGTTGTTACACCATCAATTGATACAGTTTTAGCTCCTGTATTATATGAGTGAACTGTTGTTCTTCCAGCACCTGGTAAAGATGCATGGGTAAGTGTATCACCAGTATTGATACCAGTGATTGAATCAAGTGTAATTACAGAAACACCAGTTCCGACAGTTGCAGTAACTGTTCTTGAACTTGTTACATCTCCAAGTCTGAATATTGATTCATTTGAAGTAACAGAAGATGAGTTAACAGTAGTCTGTGTACCATCAACTTGTAAGTCACCTTTAATAATAACGGTTCCTTCATTACTCAACCCATCAGGATATGGGTCGATGTATAGTTGATTTCCTGCTCCTGATCTTGTTGCGATGATGTTTGATGAAATACCAATATTATCAATCTCAACACCACCAGTAACAACCATCTTACCAGTGAAGTTTGATTGTCCTTGATATGTTGATACACCAGTGACTAATAGTGCATCGGTTTCTAATGTCCCATTAATGTTAACACCATCGATGCGAGTCTGAAGTTTGTTTGCATTATCAAAGAATAGGTTTACAGCACCATCAGGAAGGAAAGTAGCACTGTTTTCTCCAGATTTTGCTTGAATTTTTATATCATTAGTACCACCACCAACATTTTGTCTAATTGTCAAATCAGCATTTCTTGCATCAATTGAATTAGTACTACCATTTGCAAAAATTAATAGATCTCCTACTTCCCCTAAAGATCCACCAAAGTGTGCAACATCATTATCTAAAAGATGAACTTTATCTTGAAACGTAGTTATACCAGTTACATTCAGATTACGTGCAGTTAATTCATCAATATTAGTATCATCTTGAACAAATAAATCTCCACCAACATACAAATCACCACCAGTAGTTGTAATACCACCAGAACTATTCAGAGTTGATACACCTACAACTGATAATTCATTGACTTCAATCGGTACATTATATCTCCATTTTACACCAGTTACTTGTATTAAGTCAGAACCATCTTCATCATATTCAATTTTCGCATCACCACTATTTCCAAAAACTAAAAATGTATCATCAACTACAACAACTGATCCAGTTCCATTTGGATCAAATATAATATTGCCATCTGTATCAGTAGATGCGATTGTATTACCATCTAAACTTAAATTATCAACATTCCATAAATCTACTTTTCTATCACCATCAAGAATAGGTACAAATCCATTCGCAAACGTGGTTGGGTTTTGTTGTCCTGCAACTTTACCTGGTTCAATACTCAATAAATCTGTAAAATATCTACCACCAATTACTTGAGGATTTGATGCGTTATCTCCAGCGAATATTCTTCCACCTAAATTGCCATGTGTTCCTACACCAACTGTTAAACCAAGTTCACCAAAATTTAAACTAGATGGTGCTGATGTTCCAGTCGACCTTTTAACTCTTATAATACTTGCCATTAGAAGCTACCTCCATTAATATCTAAATTCTGCGTCACACCTGGTGTAAGGTCTAATGTAGTTTCAAATTTTTGTGTTGTTGCGTTAAATACTAAAACTTGACCATTCTGTAAACCACTTCCAATATCAACGTCACTTAAACTTGCCAAACTAATGGTCCTTGTTCCCGACAATGAGGAAACAACTTTAGTAGCATTTTGTTGTCCGACACGGACTTTGATGTTTGCCATTACTGCGTAGTCACTCCAGCTCTAACTAATACAGATCCTTCGACAACTCTTGTCACTGTATTACTGCTGTCAGTAATTAAAACATCATAAACATATCTTCCAGCCTTTAACCCAACGCTTGCTGTGGATGCTAATCCAACTCTTATTACACCACCTGATGCATTTAGTACAGTGGCATCGAAAGTAGTCTTTGTAGAACTACTTGGATGTTTTTTCATTTGAGATTGAACAGTAAAACCTGTTAAATCCAAAAGAGAGTTTGATTCGCTGTCCTCTAGTGTAAAAGTTTGTGAAAATGTAGTTCCAGTATTTAATACTAGATTACTCACATAAACGGCTGCCATCTATTAATAATATTAGGATCTAGGAATATTTATAATCTGTTTTAATAGTAACTTAATTTCATCAATATCTGCCTTGATTTTATCCAACTCGTCTCTTTGAGTTAGTTTCGCTGTTTTCATTTGCATATACTGATTATACCCAGATGAGTCGGTATTTAAGATGGCACCAGAATTTTCATCTCTGTACAGATTTTTATGTCCGTCAACAGGTATCATGCTAATGCTATCACTCTTAAATCTTTAAATCTTGTTGATTCTGCTTCATTAGTTCCACTTGAAACAATTTTTATTTTGAATCCTGTAAAACTTTCAAGATCATCAACACTGAATTGATATTCTTTGAATTCATCATTTTTACTTGATGTTACAAATGCATCTGATCTACCGTTATTTAATGAAACATCTACGACAGTATCACCAAATCCATCATCATCTGTATCTGTTAGATTATTAAAACCAGGAAATAGTTCGTAAGTTTGTTCAACTTCACTTGAATCTGGTCTGAATAATTGATAGAGAACTCTAAAATCAGCAGATGAATGTCTGAATGCAGATACTAAAACTTTAAGAGATGTCGCTGGTTGTTTCAAATTGATTTGATTTGAAATGTAAATTGATGCATGAGGATCACCTAAAATTTCATTTACTCTTGAATCATTTGAATAATCAGAAACAGGTTTATTAAATTTGTTTCTTTGTAAGATTAAAGTACCATTTTGTAAATCTAACATTGGTGATAGATTTGAATCGTCTGAAGTAAATTGTACTGATAAAGTAGTTGATCTATTTTTTGGTAAGTTACTTAAATGTTCTAACTCATTTACCTCTGAACAAATTATTCTTGTTGAAGATAACTTATTAAGTTGATTAAGTTCAACATTCTCATAACCCTGATCAATAAATGATATTTCAGACCCACCAGCACTTGTTCCAGATACAGATCTTAATTGTGCAGATAATCCAGTGGTTTCACCAGGTGTAAGCACATTAAATCTAGGTAGTACTGAATTATATTGGAAGTTTTTGGATACAAATATATCTGTGCCACCAGTGGTTTTTTGGTTTGTGAAACTTAATTGAGAATCACCAGTCTGTCTTACACCTCTACCAGCTGATAGATAGAATTTATCAATATCTTGAAAAACATTTAAAGAAGCAGACATATCATGAGTTGTATTAATTCCAATAAGTGATACACCATTTAACTCATACTTGTAAACTAAATCATCCACTTCATGTGGTTGAGCAATAGTGTTATCAATACCCCTTGTACCAATACCTAAAGTTCCATCTGCACCTACACTACTATAGTAAATAATTTCTTGACCAATTTTTGCATATCCAGCACTCGCTGTTGATATGCCTTCATAGTTTGCAAAATATGATGTATTTGATGCTCCAACATTTATTGTAGATGAAGATACTGTCATCCTATCAACTAATTTAACTGGAACAGTGTCTGGATGAATATCAGAAATTTGAACTTTGTTACTATCTGCCTTCATACCATGACTATAATGCTGAACTTCAAAAACATTACCTTCATTCAATGGACTTGTAACACTTTGTCCCAAGATATTAATTCCTGCAATAGCAGATCTATTTCCATTATCTGCAAAATAATAAAGAGTTGCACCTGTGGTGAATGTCTCACCAACAACATCAGTAAGATATAAAGTATTTTTTGATGAATTAACAGCAGAGACAGTTAGTTGTGCACCACTTCCTTTTGACATATTAGCAGTTGTAATTCCTAAAACATCACCCTTAACATAACCAGTTCCAATTCCACTGACTGCTATATTACTAACAACATTATTTGTTATGGTGACAGTTGCTGTAGCAAGTTCACCATCACCTGTAATATTATATAAAGGAACACCACTGAAAGAACCATTTGAATATCCAACACCAACATTTGTTATTGAAAGTGATTGTATGGATGATCCCACTTTTTCAATAACTCCAGTTGGTCCTGCTGTCGATCCCTCACTTACTTTTCTACCAACTTCTAATGCTGCAAAATTTGTTCCATCAATAATCACTCTTAATTTTCGAGGTAAAGTAGTTATTGCATTTGGTAATAATCTTGGTGTTTGTGCGTTTCTGTTTCCAAGTTTTGGATTATAAAGATATAAAGTACCAAGATTAGATAAGAAATTACACTTATTTAATTTAATCTTCATATCTTCAAATTGATTTGCAGTCCAAATAGATCCGTTTTGTGATCTGAATAAACTACCACCCAAGTACTGATTTGTAATAATTACACTTTCAGTGTTTGGTAAACTTTGGGTATCAACAGTTGCTTCTCCCATTCTTGCAATCCATGCTTCATAATTATTTGTAGTGGGTGCAAGGAGAACAACAGCAAAAGTTTCATTTGGTTGTAAATAAATTGGAGATGAAAATGTAACTGTGGTTGGTACAGATGCATCAGGAGAAACACTAATTTGAGATGGTTCAAGAGAAACATGAGCATAATCAACAACCATTTTGTTTGTTGGAGTACCTAATTCAGTTGTCCTAACTTGAATGTGTAGTTTTTCATTCTCATCTTTTTTCGCCAAGAATATTTGAAGTGATGATAGATAACAACCTGTTTCATCAACAGTAAATGTTTGTGCTAGAGGATCATCATCATCAACTCTTGTAACTCTAGTAATATTTGTAACGTTTGTAATATTTTGAGTTACATTAGTTACATTTATTATAACAGGTACAGGGGGTGGTGGTGGAACTCTGATTGTAACCGTGGTTTGTACAAATTCATCTACAATACCACTGGTTCTATAAGTGGTTTCAGCACTACTAATTGCTGGTTCACCTGCTAATGCTATTGCATTGTTTGGACTTGATGTTAATTTAAATGATCTAGTTCCATTTCTAAATCTTAATTCTGGAGCAGGTATTGTAAGAGGATTTCTAAAGAAGAATGATCCATACACATCACCGAAGGTATCTGTAATAATTCTTATATTAGATACAGTTGCCACAGCACCACTTCTCTGACCTAATAATGTCATACCAGATGCTATTCTTCCAAAAAATCTTCCTTGTGCCTCTTCCGATAAAGCAGCGATGTCAACATTTAACACTGTTGTAGATGCTGAATATCCTGTTGGTAAAGTAATTGATGTATTATATGGATTATTTTTAAATGTAGTTGTTGGATTATCAATATCACCAGTTTTATGATTTGGTTGACATATTCTAAAAATAATTTCATTATTATCAGATATTACAGTTTCATTTGATTGGAAAGATCCAGATACCATTGTAACTTCAATTAGTTTTGGTACTATATCAATTCCACTTGTTCCGTCAAAGAAAGGATAATATCTTGTAAATGGTTTTAATCCATTTGCAGTAAAGGCAACATTTCTTGAACGAATATGTTCATCAGGTTTACTTCCACTTCTTACCTCTGTAATAAATGTTCCCTGCGTATCACCAGTAACTGTTCTTTCACCACCTTGAATAGTTACATTTCGAGTCCAATTATCAGATGCTGGATTAAGAGTAATGTTTCCTTCAAATTTTACAATATTAAATGGGTTTACATTTTCAGTTCTTGATGCTAAAGGTTGATCCAAAAGAACTGTTTCATCATAATTGAGAGTAATCATATCACCAGTTTTTCTCAAATTAGTATCTAGTAATTCTAGATCTGATGATAGATCAATCTCATCAACGTTTAAAGTTGTTGAAACTGCAATTTCAGGTTTAATAGAATAAAAATCTAATGGTGATTCTAATTCTTGTTTTTCAGCGTTTACATCACATTTACAATCAGGATTTGTTATATCTAAAAGATTATTATCTTTGAAATCATCTACAAAAAATCCAGTTTTAAATCTTGATAAACCATCAGCATCTTGTATTTGAAGAGTTTTTGTATCAAGTTCAAGTAAACTTAAAGATGTAATTGTTTCTAAATTTTCAATACGATCTTCTAATTTACCAATATCTCTCATAGTAAATCTCTTATTGTCAACCATGATTACTTTTGCATCATCAGGATCATAAAGATATGGAGGCAATTCAATGGTTGCAATGGTCATTGCAGCTTCAACATTTAAAGGTTCTTTAGGATCAACTGAAGATACACCTTTGACAACTGATAAGTTTTCTAAACTATCTAAAACAACCTTATCAATTCTAGGAAGATAGAAACTATAACCTAAAATTGAACTTTCTTCTGGAGCAACCACGAGTGATGGATTAGTTCCCGCTACACCAAAATTTCTCATACTAAATGAAAATGGTGATGCAGTTGTAATACCAGAAACTGATGAAACTCTAGGTCTAAAATCAAGAGTGTCTGATGCTCTAACATTATTTTGTAATAATGGAACATCTTTCAAAAATCTTCTCTCATCGTAAGATGCAACAGTGTATACGTCTCCATTATCACTATCAGGAACATTGTAACGATTATAAACGACTGTTATTTTACGAGTGGGTTTTGGTGATCCAGCACTACGAATTATTCTAGAATAATCAAGATATTGCTCTCTATGTCCCTTATCTAAAGTAAAACGATCAGTTATATCTAAATGAATACCTAAAGTGATCGCTTGAATATTTGTAGTAATATTTGATTCTTCAAATGTAACTGTTTCGCCAGATATAAATTTTGAATCTGTCAAGTAAACTATTTCAACTTGTGTCGCAGATGATCTTTCAGTTAATTGTGCGATTGCACGACTTTGTGATCCTATAATTTTTTCACCTAAAATTGAAGCTGTATCAAGATTAAGACCAGAAATAAATGATAATTTATCAAAACTAGGTGCAGATGTATTTAATGATTCAAAAACACCAACAATATTAACAACATCAGGTATATTTAATGATATTTCTTTATCTTCAACTCTCAAACCATAAAAATTGTTTTGTGTTAATGCACCTGGTGCTGTAGATGCCACGGAAACTGTTTTATCAATCGTGATTTTTTCACTTCTTATTATATCTTTTTGTTTACTTATAATATCTTTTTTCTTTACTGTTGCATTTACAACAACATTATTTTGACCTGATCTTAATCCTTTAAAATCTACAGTTGTTCCGTCTGCGGACAAAGTAAATTGATCAGATGTAAGATCTTCAATTTGACCATCAGCATAATGAATTGAATATCTATCTTCATCAAAATTTTCAAAGAAAGAACTTGTAATTCCAGTATCACTTACATTTAAAGAAAATGTTCCAGCTGCACCAGTATTTTTACTTGTTAATTGTTTTGATACTACAAGAGTTGATTCCGATAAATTAATATCAGAAACATTTTCTGCGGGAAGTGGTGCAAATAATCCAGAATTTTCATCGTTTGTGATTGATGGTCTTCCGATTGAAAAAGTTACTGTCTCTTGTCCAGTAGCAGGTATTGCTCCATTACAAACTCCTGACACAGATTCAACCGCATCAAGATCCATAGTCAAACCATCGTTTGGTATATGTCTAACTTTATTAAATACTTCATCAGAATTAGGTCGTTGATAACGAATGATAGTGTCACTCTTAATACCCAAGAAGTTGCGACCAGCACAACTAGCGATACCAGATGCGTTAATCACTAATTGATCTGCAACAGTAAAACCTTTCGGTATAACTCTACTTAATACAGTGTCAGCAGCAAAGTCTACTGTAGTTGTCGCTAGTATACCACCTGATCCACCAGTGTTTTGATAAACTGATTTAATATCTTGAGTTCCAAAAACTTTCACCTCTGCAACTGATCTTGGAATCTCTATGGATCCATTTATTCTTAACGCTTCTCCTTTCATGAAAGTTCCAGAGGTTTGAACTAACATGTGTGTGGCACTGTCACCACCAGCACTTACAGCGTAACCAAAAGCACCACTACTAATACCTTCAACATAGGAAGTTGCAGGTAACTCTGCATCAGAAAGCACTAAATTAGTTGTTATTTGAGTATAAGTTTGAACATCAAACAAATATAAATCCCATGTTGATGCATCATCTTTATAAGCTGCATCTGTTAAACTAAATGAATATACTCTTGCTTCTCCGATCACAGTGCCTGGAGCACTAGTAATTGTGCCAGAACCCATTCTTGAATTTGATAGTTGAATTGTATGGTTATTATTAATACCTATGAATGGTGTTCCCTGAACATTATTGACTTTGATTTTATTACCTAATGACAACGGAACTAAAGATGACTCAACCTTTTCCTTATCTCTTGGTTTTTCTACGTCAAGGATTGTTGTTGCTGCTTTATCAATGTCGAATCCTCTTACATATGCTTTACCTGAAGATACTTTAACTGCCATTAAATCTTCAGTTGGAGTATTTCCTTGATCTGTTGTTTGAGTTGATCTAAATACACCTTCATTTGATAGACCATCATTTAATGAATTAGCAACTTGTACTCCAAATCCTTCGACTGTGTAATTTCCTGATTCTTCAAATGTTCTTTTTGCAAAATAATCGCGAATTAAATTATATTGTGGTTTATTATTTAATAATTTTACCTCTCCCTCATCTAATCTTAAAAGTTCTACAAAAGTTTTATCACTAGTATCTGATATAGATTTTTTAACTAAAACAAGTCCTATTTTTAATCTGTCTGAACCTGGTGCTGCAAAGTTTGTGAATCCTCTTGCATTATCATATAATGAATCATCGTCTTTTGCACTTATTAATTCTTCTTGAATACTTAAACCAACACGATATGATGGAGTGTTTGTATATGGATCTAAAACAATTTTGCTTGCAGGAACATTAACAAATGTGCCTCTTATAAAATAAACACCATTAGATATAGCAGCTGCCGACCCAACAGCACTCGCACCCTCTGATATTAAAGTTACAACACTATCACCTTCATTAAAAACTGTATTGCCATAAGCAAATACTGTATCGGTTAAAAGTGCCTCTCCATCAATTAAACCAGATCCATCATTATTATTTCCAGATTTAATATATTTTACGAATATCGTAGTGTCATCAATTTCTGTGGAGTCTGATGGTTGTAAAAATTTGTCTATTACTATAGTTACTCCAGAATTTTGACCAGTTAATCTTAATCCAACTAGTTTATCAATGTATAAAGATATTGGTACACCTAGATGTTCGGAATTTAATTTGACAGAATAATATTGCTGATCAAAAGTAATACCGCCAGGTATCACCATAGATCCCTCTTTAAACATATGAGATCCAAAAGATTCAACCTGATTTTGTAAGATTGATTGGAGAGTTGTTAATTCTCTCGCTTGTACAGGAAATCCTGGTTTAAATAAGACTTTATAAAAATTATCATTCTTATCAAAGTCATCGTAATATGGACTTATATTTAAATTAGTTTTCTGTGGCATTTTTTAAAATTCCAATATAACTTTGATGTCTTCCTTCTGCCTAGCGTTTCGGGAAATTAAGGGTCTATTATCAATATAGATTATATCACCTGTCCCTTTATTTATCTCTGGAATAGAGAGACCTGATGTGAATTCAGTATCAAGACTGATTACTTTTGTTCCTGTTGGATTAACTTTACTATCAGTGAATGTAGTATCAATAGTTCCAGTAAAACCTTGTAAGGTTGTAACAGGATTAGATGATGATTCAAATGCTTCTATTTTTGAACTGGTAGAAACACCAACAAAGTCAGTTTGATCATCTTCATCAGGGTTAAAAAACAATGATCTGTCTTGAAAATACTTCAAAACTTTTGTTTCAGCATCATAAGATGCAACATATCCTTTAGCAGTATTAGTATTTGAAACTGTTTGTCTTATAATATTACCAGCTGTTGGTAAGGTTCCAGAAACACTGCTAAATTTTATTCCAGACAAAGATGAGAATTTTGCCTCTGTGAACACTGTCGTAGATGATCCTGCTTGATTTGGATTTTTAATAATACCAATTTGTGCAAATTTAGTATCAATTGGAAAATCTTTAGTAGAATCGTCAAATCTAGCATATACTAAAACCTTATCTGCACCTAATTCTTTATATAAATCATATCCATGTCCATTAGATGGAGGGATAATTGGTATTAATTTTGCAGAATTAGTGGTAGATACTCCAGAATTTATTGTTCCTAGATCAACCATTCCATAAGAATAACCTTGACCTCCAGCAGAGACAGTTGCACTAGTAATTTTTCCTAGATTATTTGTGTCTATAACTACTTTTCCACCAGTACCGTCACCTAAAATGTTAACTTCTAAACCAGTAATGTTAGCTGAATAACCTAAACCTTGTTTGTCAATGTAAACTTTTTTAATTTGGTTATTATTTACAAGAGAGTTTCCATTATCTCTAACTGCTGTTATTTGAGCATCTGTGGATGTTGACCAATTATTAGGAACAGCGATATAATCTGTTGAATCAAACTTGATTATGTCATTAGGTGCCACAGAAAATAGATATTTCCATATGTAACCATCTCCACTTTCACCAGCTTTACTTGGTTCTACATCAGTAAATAATGGTTCATCTTTTGATGCGTTTCCATTTGTATTGATTCCTGATGATCCATTATCAATACAAATATAGACGTTAAAGTCTTTATTCATCACAAAATAGTTTGCATCATATAATCTTGATTCACCTGTTAATGGTGTTTTAGAATTTACTGAATAATCGTGACGGTACATCTCATATGTTGTACCTGATGTCCAAGTTGTTTTCTTAATTAATCTCCTTACATTAGCATCACCTATTCTTCTTCCAAATAACATTGTATCTGAAACATGATTAGTATTATTAATACTATCCACTGGTGGTATTACGTTAGAATTATAGTTTGCGACATCTGTTCCAGTTCTTCCAAAACCAATGGTTGATGGAGCAGGATTTGGTAAACTCGCAAATACATAGTAAGAGTTTGAGGAGTTCTCGACAGACTCCACAAAGTTACTTGCATTTAATATTCTAAATTGATCTGTTACAATTGCAGCCATTATGATTAGCTTTTTTCTATATTTATACTACCCAAGATCCGCTTTTAACGCACCACCATCATTGAATCCATAATTGCGTCTTTGGATGGTTGGGAATGTGGATATTCCAGAACCTGTTGACAATCCAACAGTAAGTCCAGTAACACCTATTGCAATAGGTGTTGATGATCTAATCACAGTGGATAATTTACCCCATGAGAATTTACCCATTTCAACTGAACCAAGAGATGAAATACCACTTACACTTGATCCAGCGTTTGAATGAATGTTTGTGATTATTTCAGCGTTAGTTCCCGATGAAGTTATATTTTGAATATGATAAATGTTATCAAAGAAGGATGTTCCTATTCCAACAACATTCGCATCAAGACCACTAGTAGCAAGTGAGGTTACACCTGATCCTATCGTAGTATCATAGATATATATCGGATCACCTACAGAAAGATTTCCCCAATTAGATGCGGGTTTATTCAAGAAGAACTTCAATCCTAGTGTTGATACTCCTACAGTAGTTGTAGTAATACCAGTTACGATACCAGAGAATCCCTCAATAGTGTCAATTGAAGAAACAACCTCATTAGAAAATCTAGGGAATGATGCGAGAACCACTGGAGGATTAGAAACTGAATATCCACCTCCAGCGTTAGTAATCGTTGTTGCGGTTATAACACCAGCACTTACGGAAACTGTAGCAGTAGCAGTTGTTCCTACTCCAACGGGAGGAGCGATTGATATTGTGGCAGATGATCCCACATATCCACTTCCACCTTCATTAATCACAAGTTGAGATAATGTACCATTAGCATCGATAATCGCTGTTATACCAGCAGCAACTGGATCTACAGATGGAATAATTAGACCAGATATTTGATCAACTATATTGATTGTTGACTCATTTTCTTCGTAATTGAAGAATTGTGCATTATCCACATATATTTCATCATCAGTTGCTAATACATCTTTTATTATTTTTGCTGATGGATAAACTAAACCTTCAATTGAGTCTCTTGATTTATAAACAACTTCACCGTTAATAACCTTATCGACCTTTTGTTTTGTCCAGTTAACTGGTTTAAAGTTATTCTCATCTATACCAAGTCCAGAATATACATTTGTCTGAAGTGTATCTGATGTTGTAATACCAGCGATTGTTCTTGTTTTTTGTGCTGTTGTAATTCCTATATTTGAAACTTGAAGTAAATCACCTTTTTTCACAGTTTCTTTTACTTCAACAGAACTACTATCTTCACCAGTTGTTCCACGATAGAAGAATATTGATATCTCATCATTAGGTGACGGTGCAGATGTAAATGTAAATGTTGTTCCACCACCCTCAAAGTTGTATGCCTCACCAGGATTTTGAATCACACCATCTATGAATATTAGAAGTAGAGCATCAAGATCAATTAAAGCAGAGTCACCATCAGTTGGATCTTTTTCAAATGATACTAATTCACCATTATATCTTAATGGGAATCTTGTTCTAATACCATTTTGTAAATCTTTAATTGAATCAATAAAATCAAATTCACCAAAATTCCATGCAGTAAATTTATCAGAGAATGTATCAAGAACTGTAAATTCAACATCAGTCATTGATGTCACTCCTCTTGCAGTAACTAATCCTACAGGTTTAAACTTATCACCAATCTTAAATGAATGACCTTCTCTGGCAATACTAAATGATCTTGCAGTTGATAATGTAGTTCCTATACCTACTGTTAATTGAGATGCTCCTACATCAATTGTCATAAGTTGACCAGAACCAGTATCTGTAGTTGCTCCAACACCTAATCTTGAGATACCTGTTATTGGTAAGTTATCATATGACGGTTGTGGAATAGTAACTATTGGATTTATGTAACCTGTTCCACCAGCACCAATTGTAAATGCTAAAGTTCCACCAAGTCCCACTGTTGCTGTTACACTCGCACCAGATCCAGATCCACCACCAGGACCTACGTTAACTGTAAGAGTATTAATTGAAGTGGAACCTATTGATAAATTAGCATTGTGTGCTGGATCAGTGGTTCTTGGATAACCATGATCTGTTTTATAATTATCTCTTGAACAACTTAATACCAATGATTCTGTTGATATACCGATTGTGTTAGTTCCAGCAACTAATCCATGATTTGGTATGGTTAATAGTAAATCGCCTGTACGTGAGTCATATATTGCGTTAGTTGCGGTAAATGTAGCACCTGTATTTGCAGTTATAGAATTAACACCTGCTCTTACAAATCTATGATTGTATATTTCATCCGTTACACCGATTGAAACAGAACCTCTATATCCAGAACCAAAATTCAAATCAGCATAAAATGGAGTAGCAGTTCCTTGACCAACATATATGTGTTTGATAGTGCTAATACCTATGTCACATATAAATGTTTTCTCTGAAGTAATTCCTGTAATAGAAAATGGACGATCTTGTAGAGTTGTTGGGAAAGTTCCTGATTTTGAACCATGTTCGGTTCCAAAGGTGACAGTACCACCACTGACATACTTATAAGTATCTGTTGTGTTCGCAACACCAGCGTTAACTGTAATTGTTTGACTTGTTGTTGCTATGATTGGTGTAGAAACTCCACCTGCTAGTGGATCTGTACCTGGTCTTGGATAATTATGCTCTGATCCGTAGTTATCTTTACTACACTGGAATACTAATGAACTATCAGCAATTTTTATTGGATACCCGATTGGTAAATCGTGTTGTCCAATTGTCATTTGAAGAACACCAGTAAACTGATCATAAGTTGCATCAGTCACACTGAATGATCCTGAATATGTAAATCCTAAACCAACTAATTTTACTTGTTCGTTTGTTTTTCTAAATTTATGTGCTTTGACGGTGGTTACTTCTAATTGACCTGTAGTATTATTGAAATTAGCAGTAGATATTCCTATAGAAACTCCTGTGGTAGGAAGTATTTTAATATCTGAAATAGACTTTGCTGCACCGATTACAGGATGTACAATCGCACCTACTAATGGTGCAACACCTAATCCACCAGTAAATCCTAATGAAACTATCTTACCACCTCTAGGGAGTTGATTTTGATTAACATCAATAGGATCAATTATTGTTGCATTATTGTCAGATGTTATTCCAGTGAATACAATATCAGATTCTGTTGTGCCAACTGCAACAAATGAATAGTTATTACCAGTATTATTAAATGTAGTTGGTTTTTGGAAAATACCATTTATTAATAGTAAGGAACTACCAACTGTGAGTGAAGTGGATCCGATACCAACACCTTCTTTAGTAATCGCAAATGTTTGTCCTATACCAGTAAATTCATCAGATATATCATCAAAAATCGCATTTGTAGTATAATTATTTCTTAAGTAAACTCTTCCGTTAAAGTCTGATCTTGCAAAAGGTAAATTTAGTTGATTTAACTCTGTTGTGCTTGATCCAAGAGGTGCATTTGTAAAATGAACCTTACCATCTTTGATATTATAAGAACCCACAAATCTCCTTACAACAGCACTGTCTGCATGTGCTGTAGCTGATGTTCCAACAAATCCTCTCTCAACTTCAAGTAAGTTTGCAGAACCTGTACCACTTATCGGACCTAAAGCAGTTGTACCAATACCGACTGATACAACTTTCATAAATTCATCATCAATTTTGATAACATCATTTGTTGTAATTGTTGCAATACCCGCTACTTGAATCGTGGTTCTGCTAGTGGATATGTGAGCACCATTGCTTGTTAAAGTAGTGTTTATTGGAGTAAATGATAGAGGAGATTGAATAATTCCATCAATTGACATTAATGCTTTTTCATTCTTTAGATCCATCTCTAATTCATGTGCATTTCCAGATCCTAAACTTAAGAATGTAACTCCAATACCTGCATTAGCATTTGCAGCACTCGTTGCTAATTTAAATTCATCTCTAGTAATTTTAATTGCAAATACTTCTTCTGGTAAATCGGTTCCAGACTGATGTTGCATCGCTGTACTGCCAATACCAGTAAATGTAGATTTAGGAGTATAAATTAATTTTTCACCTGTTCTAAAGAAATGATTTGGTATGTTGAATATGCCAGTTGCAGGATTAAGTGTCAATGTATCTGCAGGGTTGAATACTTTTTCAAAAATTCTAGTTCCATTATGTCTTAAATCAAAACTCTTTCTATTAATACGACTACCATTGATTCCATTATATTGAGTTAATGATAATGAATCAGACGCTTGACCAAATAATAGATCAGGAGCAATATTAAATGAATCAGATTCTGTGTAGATTAATTCATCATATTGTTGTATTTCTATATTTGAACCATTAAAATCTGGTGATGGGTTAAATTGTATAAATGATTTTCCACCAGTTGATGATGTAACAAAAGTTCCAATACCTGATGTTGTTCCAATCGATATGAATGGATATTGTAGTAAGTGATTATTTTCACCGTCAAACATAAACAAAGTTTGATGGATTGCACTAGTGTTACCTAATGATACTCTTATCATACTCTTAACACCAGTAATTATTGATGTATCAATTCCCACACCATGACCATATGAAAGACCTGAATTAGAATTGGTTATATTTAAGAATTTAGATTCATATTTTAAACTTCTTTCTGTTCCTGGTGTCTGACCAGAAGTATTGAAATGATAAGTTCCAATACCTATCGCTGTTGTGCCAAATCCTACAATTCTTGATCTAACTTCAACTTGATTTGCTGATGTGTTTTCATAATCTAAACTTAAAACACCAGATTCAAGTACAGATGTAAATGTTCCAATAAAGTTTGAAGAGAAAGCACTTGTAATGCCACTATCTGCATAATATTGTGTGACATAAGAATTTGTATCATCATGAGTAACATACAACTCTACAAGACTTTTTTCTCCAGTAGTTGTGTTCTTAACTTCCGAAGTTACAAAATATGATTCAATGTTATTACTTGAATTAGCAATTATCTCTGATGTAGATCCAACACCAACTAATCTATTTGAACTTACTAGATTTACAAATCCAACAGATCTTGTAGAAATTCCTACGATGTTGCTGATAATTGAATTCTTAACTACTTTAATATCAAAATCATCTGTAAAAATATCAGATGGTCTAAATCTAATCGTGTTCTCAACTCCTTTAGATGAAACTAATTCTTCAGATCCGCTGAATAAACTACCCTTTTCAAGAGTAAAAGTATTGTTAGTATCTCTATAAACAACTAATTCTGTTAATTGTGTCTCACCACTATTTGGATTTTTAAACTGAATCACGAATCTTGAAAAATCTTCTGGAACTGCAAGTTCTGTAAATCCTTGAGTTGATACTTCTGAATTTGAAAATAGAGGACTAATATCATCTATTTTTAAAGTTCTATTTGTTTTATTGTTTATAAAGTCTGCTAATTTTGTATTTTGGAATTTAAGGAATCTTGACTTATTTGTAATACTATCAAAATCAATTACATTATCAAAATTATGAATAGTATCAACTCTTCTTTCATCAATTAAATCACGGACAACAACACTTATGTTTTCATTTGTAGTTTTACCAACACCTATTGATGTGGTAATACCAGTATCTGCAAAATTCTTTAATCCACTTGTATGTACTAAACGATTAACTGGATTTATAAAATCGTCAAATCCAATTGAACTTTTTATACTATAAGATAAGTTTTGATAGTAATCATTATCAGGTAGAACTTGATAATCTTCGCTTAACTTACCAATGTTATTATTCCAACCTTTATTTTTGTCGAGTGAATAATTAACTTCAAATCTACCAGTGTTTCTAACTAATGTATTGATAGTAGCAATAGTGCCACTCAAAACTCCCTTTATCTTGTCATTAACTAATAATCTGTATATTCCATAAACTTTTAAATTCTCACCATCACTTTCAGCAACGGTTAAACCCTGTGAGGTATAAACACCATTGATAAAGACAACTACCTCTTCACCAGGTATAAATTTAGATGAAATTTGTTTTACTTTAAATTGCGGATATGAATCAAATTTGACAATGCTTGCAAAACCTTTTTGATCTGTTACTGCAATCCCTGTATTAGATGTAAATTCTGTTAAATCAAATTCAACCTCTGCTCTGCCTGTTGATGCATTTTGTGCAGTGTATTTACTAACAGTAAAGAAATTAAAATCATTATCAGGTGAATTAAATCCACTTCCCTCTGAACTTAATTTTTGAATATTTTCTACAAATATTTTATCACCCACAGCAAACGGTGGTGGACTATTACTAAATCCTAAAACAGGAGTAACAAGACTACATGTGATTATACCAGTTATATTTGTTGTTGATGGTCCTACAACACTTTGTATTGCAATACCATTAGTATTATTTGTAGCAAATACTAGATGCTCAAGTGGTTTCAAACCATTTGGTGAAGTTAAAATATCAACACCTGTGATAGTGCTACCAGTCATTTGTGGTTCAATAGCACCTGAACCAACCACATCACGTGTTTCAGGGTCAACGATTACTAATATTGGAGGACTCAAATAATTTTTACCACCACTTATAACATCAATCGCGTTTATTCTATTTGAATCTCGAACAGTAATACTTGGTGAAATTGAAGCTTCTGGTCTTAATGTTTTATCTGCAGAATACTCAAAACCTGGATCTAAAATGTTTACACTCTTGATTCTATTAATACTGTTTGATAAAGGTAATACTTGTCCACCAGAACCAGTTGTAGATGCCATGCTAACAAAAGTTGGTAGTGTAACATAACCAAACCCACCAAAGTTGAGTTTAACGTGATCTACACCTCCTGTGGTGTTCTTGGAACTTGTTGAATATTTAAATGTTCCTATACCAATATTAGTAGTTGTATATGATAGAGATTCTGGTTCCTCTGGAAGTGATAAATTAAATGTTGTTGCTCCAACACCAGATATCAAATATTCACCTGTATATGTACTATCAACATATAAAATCTTTGATCTGTTTTCCACATCAGTATCTGATGTACTAATAAATCCAGATTTTTCAATTGAATAGTAAAGTTGATTTGGATTTGTGTTCTGATAATTTATTGTAATATTTGTTGTACCAGCACCAATTACTGCGAATGTTTCTGTTGAACCAGTTGAAACAAATTCGTTATGGAAATTTTCATCATAAAATATTTTAAAATTATATTCATTTAATGAACTATGAGATAAATCAAATTTAATATTATTATTTTTAACCACTTCGATTTGTGGATTTATACGTGATAATTCTTGACCTGATCCACCTGTGTTGGTTGTAATTGCAACAACGGTTGGTGGAAATTTCTTGACATCATATAAAGTCTCACCTAACTGAATTACATCATCATCAATTCGATAAACATAATAAGATCCTGTAGATAATCCAGTTGCATTTCCATCATAGAATACTTTTTCACCTGTTTTTAGATTATGTTTACTTAAATTAAGATCATTGGTTCTAACAGATGAATTATTAAAGGATATAGGATTAATTAATAATTTTCCATTTTCCGCATTATATTTAACTGTTGTAACTCCAGTTTGATTTGGTTCAACAACCATTTCAATACTATCACCATTCAATAAACTATGAGATGTTGATACTGCAACTGTTGATGTAATTTTTTGTGTCTTTGCTGTGACTTGATTGAAATTACTTTCAAGTAGATACTCATTATCATTTGAAGCGTTATATACAAATAATACACCATCAGTAGTAGATGCAAGATCGCTTTGAGTTGCAAGTCCAATAAAATCTTTTGATTTATTAATAACATATAATGTTTGAGTATTACCTAATAATGGAAGATTAAATTGTGCTCCACCAGAAGTATTCGATACAGTAAGAGCAAGACCTGGACCTGGTTTTGTTAGAGTTACTTGTTGATTGTTTTTGAATGGATGATTTGGTAAAAATATACTTTGAGATGGGACATCGACAGTAGTTGTAATAACTCCCACTGTAAAACTAACTGTAGTTCCCACACCTACATTTGTACTGACACCAACAGATTCTACTGGATTGAAAAATACTTTATCATTTACTTTTGATTCAAAATAATCACTATTAACAGATAAGCTAAAGAAACTTGGAATTAATTCCACTAATTCTGAAACTGTATGTGCTGTGCCAGATACACCTCTCTTAACTCTTAATGCAGACTTATCTTCAAATTTCTTTAAAACTAAAAACTTTTCTGTACCAATACCAATGCTACTTCCAACAGATATATTTTTAGGTATTGTAGAAACGAATATATCTGTTACGATACCAGATGTATTATTTGCAGGAATTTCTTGATACAATACAGTTCTTGCAGTTTCAATTCCAATTTTATGAGATTTAGTTAAATTTTTAACATAAGTCGAAACACCAGATATTGCAACTTGATCATTTTCATTAAAAGTATGAGATGTAGATATATGTCCTGATATTTGTGTAGGACTATCCCATACAAATACAACATCTTGATAAGTATCAACAACAGTGTTTATATCAATAATTGGTTTACCAGTTACTCTCCCTATCTCTGCATTTACACCATTACCACTTGTACCTGTACTGTCAAAAAGAACACCTTCTCCAACCGTGTATCCAATACCAGAACTTACAACGTTAAATGACGTTACACTACCTTTTGTTGTTGATTCTACCTCTGCAGTTTGTTCTACCAATTCATTTGATTCAACTATAAAATCATTATCAGAGAAAATATCTGCTAAACGATATGGAAAAGTATTTCTGATTAAATTTGATTCGTTAAATTTAAAATTATCTTGATTGATAGCAAAATTCTCTTTGATTGGGTTTGATCTGTAAACATCACCTATAAAATAAGGAAAAGTTGTTTCGAGTATATTATTTGTTGGATTTACACCGATAGATGCAAAATAGGCGTAAGTTCCGTTTGGAAACTCTGGAGTTTTACAATAACGCCCATTACTAATATCTAAATCACCGCTATTATCAAAAACATAATCATTCACAAAAAATCCTGTCGCAAAACCAACTGGTCTATCAGTGATATTTACAGCGTTTGGTTTGTAACTCGATGTAATTATACCAATAGGAGAATTAGCATCATCAGCATCTGTATAACCATAAGATCCATAAATTGGATTACCATCATATGCATATCCAATAATTGGAGAATGAGCAGCACCTGTATCACCAAAAGCAACCCTCACTGTATCTGTATAACCTGTGACAGTGTATCTAATTTGATCAAGTGCATTTTGTGATTCGGCTAATACTTCACCACCAAATCTATCGAAACGGCTGATTGATAGTCCTCTTACCTGTGGTTCAAAAATAGCACCAGTTCCAGGTGCTTTAACCTTGATAGTTGTATTTGTAGTTGCATATCCTATACCTGTATTAATTACAACCACATTTACTATCTCACCATTTTCAACAACTGCTCTTAATTTAGAACCTATCGCAGTTCCAAAACCAACAACTTCTAAATCAGGTGCTGCATTATATTCTTGACCACCTTTTTGTACTTGGACAGATATTATTTTACCATTGGATATGATTGGTTTTAACTCTGCCTTTTTACCAGTCTTAATATTTACAAGAGGTCTTCTTTCAAAATTTAATACAGTTGATCCATATCCAGTTCCCCCATCATAGACATATGCCTGTTCAATATTTCCTCTCACAACAGGAGTAACTGTAAGAATACCTACAGGTATTGTGTTTATTCCTGTCGGACCTGTTGATATGCCGAGATATTCAACTTCAACATTTAATGTTATAGGTGGATATTGGAATGTATGTAAACCAGTTCCAATACCTGTAATCTCTTTATAATTACCTCTTATATAATTCGATGTTATTGTGCCTCCGATACCTGCCTCTGCGAGTCTGAAAGTGTTATTATCAACTTCTATAATTTGATATTGTATCGATGTTGACAGACCTGTTATAAGCGATCCTGTGGTTGAATATATAACTTTTTGACCGTTCTTAAATCCATGATTTTCAAATGTAATTGTATTGTTTATTGTTGATACACCAACTGGGTTAATATTTAACTTACGATTACTATATCCTCTACCAGAATTTAATACTTTGACAGAATTTAAAGTATTTTGTGATTGGAACATTCTAAATTTATGAATTC